AGGCTCTATATTATGTTCTCTCATATATCTCCAATTAGTCATAAAGTCAGTACCTCCGCCACCAACAACATTATAATTAGCTAAATCGTCAGCATCATCAGATGTAAATACTGCTTCATTATATACCTTCGTATCAAAGCACCATACTCTAATTTTAAAATCTTTATATTCTTCCATAATACCTTTAATTTCACTTAAAAAGTCTTTGGCTTGACTATCACCAATTGATCCGCTCATGTCTATACTAATACAAACATCAATAGTTTCCTCAACTTGCATACCTGGAAGTATTGCACCAGTATGCCATCCTTTTCTATTAGGACGCATAAATGTGTAATCACTTTTTATTATACTTTGAATTTGTTGACGTAGTATTTGTCTCCAATTCATTTTAGGTTCAGTAAGTTCTTTTATCATTCTAGCAATCTCACCTGGAACATTGCCTGCTCCAGCACTTTGAGCCGCCGCCATTACTGCTTCTTTTATTTCATCTTTAATAGCTTGTTTAGCTTCTTCAGACAGTGTTTTTGTTTCACCTTTTGTTCCGCCATCTTTATTGTCATCGTCGCTATTACCAGGACCTTCTCCCCATTGAAAATGTTCATCCAATAGTTCACCTAGTTGATCTATATCTATTTTTTCTGCGTTTTCATATAACTCATCATATATTTCTTCACTAGTCCAAGTTTCATATTTAAAATCTTGGTAACATTCGATTATTTTTGGTTTTTCACCAATTCTATCACGCACTAGTAAATTGTTAACTTTATAGTCACAAGCAATATTATACAGTTTAGGATGCCTATCTTCTCTACGTGTAAGATGATCAAAAACCATGTGTAGTATTTCGTGGGCAATAACAAACTCTATTTCTTTATTACTTAATGCATTAAAAAATTGTGTGTTAAAATAAAGAAAACGACCATCTACAGCCGCAGTTGGTATATGTTTATCAGCTTCTTTAATCCTAAGCCTTGTAGCCATATTACCAAAAAACGGATGTCTTAGTAAAAGTCCAACACGAGCAGTAATTATTCTATCAAGAACTTCTTTCCGCATAACTTCAAGATCTTCTTCTGAAATATTAGGATCTGGTTCCCAGTTCTTTTTCTTTAGTTTCTTCTTTACCTTATCGACAGTTTTGCCTAAGGATTTAAGTTTCTTACCAATTTTTGGAGCAGAGCCTGGTACTGGCATTGAATTTACATCGGACAAACCATGTCCAATAATTTCGTTAACCATATCATCTTCATCTTGTATCTGTTTCTGTGTCAGTGCCATTGTAGTCTCTTCCCTCATTGTTATACGTTAATATAGCATTATTTAATCTACTTGTCAACCTTAAATAGAAAAAATGGGCAGTAAAATTAATTACTGCCCAAGTATATGACTCATTAAACGTTCTGGGCCGCCTTGATATATTTCCCATAACGGTCATGGAACTCATCAAAACAAGCAACTGCGTCCGGATCAATTGGAAGATTGTATTGTGTAAGAGCTAATTTAATACCCATTACTACTAATTCAGTCTCAAAATTATCCATAGCAAACCTTAAAAAGTTACTAACTTTATCGTCAAACTTTTTATCATTTTTATCGCTTGCTTCTTTAAGCTCGTAGCAAAGAGATACAGTTAAGGAATACTTTGCACTGATTTCTTCTGTATTAAGCTCTTTTACTTTGCCTGCCAAAACATCACTTGGATTTGGCATATTTCCCGCTACTTTTCTATGAGCCATAAACTTTACAGCCAAACCTTCACCTACTGAACCTGCTACTAGGTCTGTAGTTGTAGCTTCGTCTGGATCGTCTTCTTCTATTAGTTCACTAACAAAACTCCACGAACGTGGTGTAGCAAATGAACGACTTGGACTTTTAGGATCAAAATCGTATAAGTCCTGTTTTGCAAACTGCAAATAACCAACTACATCTTGATGTATTGTATTATTTACTGCCCAAGCAAACCAATCATCAAAATCAACTGCAAGTTCAAGGTGTACAAACCGATTAGCTAATGGTGATGGCATTCTATAAGTAACACCTTTATCAGCTTCTCTATTACCTGCCGCAACAATAATTACATTATCAGGTAATTTATACTGTCCAACACGCCTATTTAGAATTAACTGATAAGCCGCCGCTTGTACAGCCGGAGCAGATGAATTCATTTCATCAAAAAATACAACAATATTGTCGTATTGCGATGCCATTTCTTCGTCTGGTAATTCACTAGGTGCACCCCAAACCATTTTGCCTTGATTAGCATCAAAGTATGGAATACCTTTAATATCTGTAGGTTCCCAAAGTGATAGTCTAATATCTATTAAAAGACTATTAGGCATTTCGTCTGTAATCTGCCTAACAATATCGGATTTACCAATGCCTGGAGGTCCCCAGATAAAGATTGGTCTTTTCTTTCCAAATGCCCTACGAATGCTTTTCTTTGCTTTATTCGGGCTTACTGTTCGAACTTGTGTGTCCATCTTCGTATTCCTCTTTTATGTGTGTATCAGTGCTTATACTTAACTATAGCAAAATTATAATGCTATGTCAACCTTTTTCTAACCAAGTTTTTTCAATTAATTTAATGTGCTTGCATTTTTTATATGCAGGACAGTCACAACTAAATCCTTTGTTTTGCATTTCTACGGTGTATATGTCACCTTTGCTACCAACTACTGGCCACTGAATGCCTACTGCCCAATGATCTTTAGTGTTGATATGTTCACTAGCATATACAGAAGGTCCATATTTAGACATTAGCTTCTTCCTCAAAAGACTGTTCTTTAGCGGCTTCTTGCATAATATTTGTAAAAATTGGTTCTAACTCTTCTTCGAGTCTACGAAAGTAATGTTGACTAATGCCGCCTCTTGTGTATACTGCAAAACCAAAAAATTGTCTAAAGTGAGCTCCTCTATTCATTAGACCATTATTAAAAAGGTCGTATATAAGATTTTGTGCTACTCTAAACTTTTCTAAGTTTTTATTCTTAGATCTAGAAAATTCAACTGCACCTTGCATAGGTATAAGTGCGTTTAGTTTTTCTTGAAGTGATTTAAAACCTTCATTGATTGCCCAGGAGTTATCGAACAATTCCTTTTGTTCTCCAACATACATATCGTTTAGTTTTTTCATATTGCCCTCTATGTTTAAACTCTATATAATAGTTATAGCACATTAAGAATCAGTTGTCAACCCCTAATGTGTATTTTTTTAAAGTTTTTCTGCTTGTGGATACTTTCCGGAGTTGTCAATTATAACAACATTGATTCCGGTGTGTGCTGTGATAGCGGCACTTGCGGCATCGAATGAGGAAAAGAACTGTGTGGTGTTTGTATCGAAATCTACTATAGCGTACATGGTTGCCCTCTCATGTGTTTAACTTATAATTAACAGTAGCATCTTTTTAATATAATGTCAACCTTTTTTTACAAAAAATATAGTAAAAGATCCTGGGTTATATTGTGTTTGTCTATATTCTTTAATACGGGGATGATTGCTTACCCATGTAGGAAATTCTTTCATCATTTGGCCTTGTCCTGTAATTACTGTACAACGTTTTACACCTTCCAAATAGGCATTTTCAACTTTTTGGTTAAATTTACGCCAACCTTCATGTATATGACATCCATGTAAATCAATTCTCATCAGTCTTAGATCTATTCATTGCTTTTGTTAATCCATATTTTCGTAAATCTCCACTAAAAAGTGTTAATTCGACTGCTTTCTTTTCATTTGTTACCGTAATGCTCCGATTAGTCAAATAATAAGGACAATCTATAAATTTGTCAAGATATATTATTACACTTGTAGTTATAGGCATATCTTTTGGATAAGGAATATCGTATGTTGCCAACCCAATTTCTCTAATAGTTTCGTATCCAGCATCGGTCAGTCTTAATCCACCAATGTCCTTTTCTCTGGTATTTTTCCACCATAATGGTAAGTATTCTTTTACAGATAAATCATTGATACTTTTACCAAGCTCTTTTAAGAATATTTTTGTATAGGTGTTTTTATTAGCCATCAATCAATTTGTTCACCTTCGACAAGTTTTACAACTGTAAATTCGTCTGTTTTGAACATTTCGTTGAGTTTCTTTGCTAAATTGTGTGCGTGTCCAGGATTAGAAAAACTTGTTTTCTTATATTTAGGTCCTGGATAATTTGTTAATGAATTACTACTTTTTAAGTTAAATGGTTTATTTTTAAAAAATACAGCCCATATGGCATCGGCTTCTAAAACTTGTTCACATTTATAAGTTACATTGTTAGTAAACTCTAATAATATATTTGGTTTTGGTCTACTCATTCGCGATCCTTATTAATAATATACGCATATATTTATCTTTTAAAAAGAGTTATATGGTATTATTTCCAGTCAGAATCTGAACCAAATACTACTTCAATATCTTCCATATTAGTACTAGCATTTTCTTTTACAAATTTTTCTAAGTCCCCGTTCATACGTGCCATAACGATACCTAATGTAAATGCAAGATTTTTTGCATTTACCATATCAAGTCTTATTTCTCTAGCACGACTACTTTCAGCGGCTTTAACTTGTTGTATAAATTGTTGTATACTAGCAGTATTAAGAGGTTCTATTGGCATTTGATAATGCGGCTTTCATTTCTATTTCTGTTTTAAACGGTCCTAAATATTCATTACGTTGTAATGTAATCAGCTTTGGACAAAAACTTTTAAGCCAGTTAACATTAAATTTTACAAGGTAATATCCAGCACTATATAAACTTTTAGATTTTTTACTTTTTGTAAATAATGGCAATTTCTCTTTAATATCGTACATACTATTAAAAGGCTCTGATCTAGTAGGATAACCATGAACTTCTTTTTCGTTAGAAGTGCTAGGCGGTAACGTAGCAACAAATAAGTTTTTACCAAGCTTACGTTTTAATGCGTTCTCATTACTATATCGGCTTACGGTTCCTTTGGCGGCAACAACAAATCCTTCATCCTCTTTAGATAGTGTACCAATTCTAATTCCTTCTTCTTCGACTATCCAAAATTTATTTTTCAGTATTGGTTTTGCTTTTACAGTCATGCTTTATACCTCGCTTGTAATGGTTCTGCAAAAGAAGCCGCTTGATCTGCAATACGTTGCAAATCCCATTTAGCACAAAATTTTAACAGTCTCATACCAACTTGTTGTACTTCTTTTGAGTTACTATTGTCCGCAATAGTTTTGTTAATTATATTTCTAATCTCAGGTGGCTGTGCAGTTAAATCGCACAAAGTTACATTGCGTGTATAATCATCTAACACACGATGCTCGTCACCATTATGATCTACCCAACGTTGTAGCATCATATTATTCCAATTATAGCCTTTAGTATCTTTATCCGCAAATGCTTCAACAAGTCCAACTTTATTCTTAGTACCTTTTTTACGTACACCGGGATATGCACTAAACACATTATCACTAGTATCACCACGCATACACTTTTCAAATAACATATACTCTGGAATAGGTGCAGGCTTTTCTAGTTTAGTCTTCTTGTCAATTACAGGATTACCTTTCTTATCAAAGTAACCTTTGTGTGTAATTGTCATGTCTTGTATGCCATTATATTGCCTTACATTAGGAGCAACTAACTGTGCAAAGTCACCATCTGTTGAAACAATTACATGATCATCATTAGGGTGTGCTTGTATCCAACCTGCAATAAGATCATCTGCTTCTAGTTGCTTGTGTTGTAATACAGTACAATTTGTTTTATCATTAACAAAGTCTTTGAACTCATCAAAGATTTCCCAAAACACTTTATCTTCTTCAGACTCAGTAACAGTCATTTTATCACGTGCTACTTGCCTATTACGTTTGTAAGGTTCATAAAAGTCCTTACGCCAACTACGTCCTTCCAAGCAAAACACAACATGACTACCATCAAAATCACGCCATGCTTTTTTTATACCTGCAAGTGTTATATGCATTGCCATGCCTATTTTTGTATCAATATCGCCACGAACAACATGACGAGCACGAAAGAATGTATTAGCAGTGTCAATTAGAATGTAAGTCATAATCTAGCCTATAAGTTGTTATATATACGATAATATACGATTATATACGATTTGTCAAGTATTAATATATTCCTAATATCATTTTTGCATCTTCGCTCATCATGTCCGGACCAAACTCAGGATCAAAGGTTGTTATAATTTCTACTTTGTCAACACCTTCTACACTAACTGTAGCACCTTCAATATCAGCAATGATTTGATCTGCAAACGGACAAAACGCACTAGTTAATGTATGTGTAACTGTTACTGTAGGCAACTTTTCTAAATCAATATCGTATATTAATCCTAAATCGTATACATTTATACTAATTTCAGGATCGTAAACATCTCTAAGATTTTCAATTATGTTTCCGCCAATTTCTTCTTTGTTCATTAGAATACTCCTATATACGATTTGTCAAGAAATTTCACTCTTGCCTTTATCTATTGGAACAACATTAATATATCCAGCACCTCTATCAGTACTTTGTCCTTCTTGTTCAAGCATATTATAAACAATGTCCTTAAACCATCTATCTACAATTTCTTCTTCAGGATCTGCTTCTTCACCATAACCGGATTGTATAAGTTGAATAATAAAATATTTGTTCCAATCTAATTCAAA